CTGTACTTACATAGGTGTAACTTGGTCATTATGCCTGTAAGAGATTTTGCCTTAAACATGTGCGCTTCATCACCAATTACACACCCAAAATCTTCAAAATATTTTGTTGGCATCTTATAGACAGATTGCCATGTAGATATCACAACATCCTTGGTTACCTTGCGGTCATGACCTTGATATACCTTTTGACAGTATGTACCAGAGCTCCAGCCATAGTCCTCAAAGTCTGTGTACATCTGCTCCACTAGTGAAGTGGTGGGAACCAGTATCAAGGTCTTTAAACCCATCATGTGATAGTAACGAACTAGTGAGTAAATAACCAGTGATTTACCGCTAGCGGTAGGAGAAACAAGAAGAGCGCGATTTCTGGCAATACCGTGATGTACGGCATCAATCTGGTAGTCGCGCACCTTGAGACTTTTACCTTGTGATTTTGGTTTGAGTGACATGATAAAGCTTCGCACAACCTCACGAACAACATCCCGTTCATTCTCGACTCCTTCTTCTAGTATATAGTCTATTCCATTTCTCTTGCAGAACCCCTTGATATATTCCAGTAACCCTACATAAATTTCTCCAGTGCCAGGAGAGAAAAGTCGTATTTTCCCATCCCACATACGGTTGCGATACTGAGGCATAAATTTGAAGCCAGGAACCTCAAATGTAAAAAACTCTGTCAACTCTTGCCGGGCTGAATCTGTCATATCAGACAGAACTAGATAGACTTCGTTCTTTTTAGATATACGCATTCTGTAATCTACCATGTTCCCCGTATTCACCCCTCAATAGAATATTCCAAGAAACACTAACACGGTGTTCTTTAGTGGGGGGAACCCAATGTGATAACCAAGATGGAAAGACATACCCAACACCCTCTACAGAATTAAACTGAATCATACTAGAATTTATAAGGTTTGAAGTGTTTCTTGGTTGCAACACATGAGCTGCTGGTCTAGGATCAAAGAACTGTATAGGTGCGGTATTTCCTGCTTTCAGATAATACACTCCAGATAAGAAATTATTTGAGTGAGTATGCGGGGGATGTGACTCACCACTGTTAAGTGTGTTTGCCCACATATTTGTTATCTCTATTTTGTCATATTGATATTGTTGTTTTTCTAGAATTGAAGTTGTAGTTTTTAATATACGACTCACCAAAGGTTTAAATACTTCATCCTCATGTAACTTATCAGATGACAAAAGTATACGTTCCATCATAGGTGCGTGTTCTATATTTAGAGAAAATTGAGTTATGACCGTTGGAAAACAATTATAAGATTTTACGGCCGCCATCTATATCATTCCAGCTTCAAACTTTTTCCAATCTGTTGCGTTGCGAATGTCCCAGCCACGATTGTCGATAGACTTGATTACACCCTTGCAGTAGTCTACGCATGAATCGTAGTACCCAATTTTATTTGAAATTCTAAGAATGTCATCATCGGACTGAATGTACATTGCAAGGTCTGTCTTCATAACCCTGATGTCAAACGGTTTTGCAGCATAGACCTTCGCATCAGCCTTTCCGCCATAATACTCCCACTTCTGTCGATACAGAAGTTGGTGGTCAGTCTTGGCCTTCATCAACAACAACTCAAAGTCAGCCTTGAAATCTAACCACTTCTGTTTAATCATTTGATTTTTATATGATTCCTGATCTATGTGTTCCAGATCAGCGACGGGAAGGTCTGCTCTTGCAGTATTTTTTAATGTATCTAAATCCATGTTTACCTCATAACAAAAAAAGTGAGCAGTTTGGTGTCTCTCTTATAATATATTGACCCTAGTGAGTTCGAACGAGTTGTCACCAGAAATTAAGTCTAAAGATTTGATAAATGTTAAAGCTTACCAAATCTGCTCATTTTTATTTATACACTCTCAAATTTATAGATTTGATATGCGAAGGTTGCGCTAGCAGTCATGTACTCAACATCTGTTGCACCTTGTGTAAACTCCAATGCGCTTAATGAAATAGGGAATATATTTTGAAATACAACATTCAAAATAGGATTGTTCTTATTGGAGAGGATCATAAGAAAGGCATCTGAATACATTGCTTTATCCGATGTTGTAGAACCTACAATATCAACTGAAGGAGTTTCCCCACCAGCTGGAGTAAGTGATGTTACATCTCTGTATGTTTTAAACTCAGACCTATCTGATGGAAAACCATAACCTGTCATCCAGTTATGAAGCGACTGATAATTCTCTAGATATTCATCCACAATGAAAGTAATATCAAGATTAGCATATGTGAGTTTTTCACCCATAATTGGAATAGTCTTAAAGGGATTTGCTAAATCTATTGCTGTAGCATCGATGCCGGGAAGATTTGCATTGGTGGTAAAAAACTCAACTTTTGGAAGTTGGTTGATACCAAACCGAAACTGAGTCGGACTTGCATAGTCTAACTGGTCTGGTTGTCTTGCGAGTGGTGATTGTGCAGTTGCCATTTAGATTATCCTATTGACTAAATCGTTATGATTTTCCGTAGATGTTAACATTCCCCAACTCTGAATCCAATTAGCAGTTCTCTCTAATTCATCTTCGGGAATAGGTGCTGGTTCTACCACCACAATTCTACTTTCTTTTAAATCTGAAACAGATAGGGTGCCAATCTCTGGGTCTTTCTCTTTATGATAATCAATAAAGTATTGTAAATATTTTTTCTTATCTGTATTGATACGTTGTACTGCTTCACATACTGCGCGATTAAATTTAGCATAGGTTTCTGTATCAACCTTATCTGATGCAACTTCTGTTCCATGATAGAAAGCACTTGCAACTACCCTGCAACCATTTTTTTCTGCAAGAGTTAAGTAGGGTTCAGTTAGTGTAGTTGCTTCGACTGTTCCAGACATCATTGCATCGTATCGATGGCGTGATCCATTTGGTGCGCTGCAAACATTTATCTGATCTCTTTTTAGAAACCCTTCAAGCATATGTAATGCTAGGTAGTGCGTACCAAAATAAAAAGGAACTCCCACAAGTTTACCAGCTAACTGTTGCGGTGTATATACTTTGGATTCTGGTCTTACTACAAGTCCAGCAAATGATACAATTGATCTACGTCCTATCTGCCTGCCACTTTCTACTTCAGAATCTTGAACTCTGCAATAGTTTCCCCACTCACAGGCGTTATACATATCTGCCTTGCCCTGTTCAAATAATTTTCCATGACTAGAATGTGGGTCTACTTCACTGGGGTCTGTAATATTTATTGCAATAGGTTTTATAATTTCCACATTATTTTCTGTAGGATCACGATCAACCCAATTGATGTCTAGACCTTCTAGTTCAAAGAGGCCTTCCTCGTAAGCAACTAGTTCTGCTAGTCCCTGAAATGGAGCAGTTGTTTCTAAATTTAATGTTTTCATAATACTATTTATAACAAAAAAGGGGGAACCCGAAAGTTCCCCCCAAGTCTGTTAGACCCCTTATTTTACATAAGGTTAGAGACTTTAACGCGACGATACCAAGCATTGGTGTTTGCATCAATACTGGCATCGGTATTAACCGTGTCACCAGCAGCAACCGCACCCGCACCAGCGAATGGGTTAGCAGCAAGACCATAACGTGTCTTGAAACCAATCTTGGGCTGGAAGGAATTCTCACCAACCGCACGAACCATCTGTAGGGGAACGTATGGGCAGTAGAAGAAACCAGCATCGTAAGGCGATGTGCCCTTATAACCAACAACATAGTACTGAGAAGCAGCTACGTTGGCAGCATATGGATCAACATAAACCTTGAAACGACCATTCATCGTACCAGCGAATGTGGAGGATGTATCGTCAACTGCAAGGTTGTTGTTCAGAGCAGGAGTGTAATCAAGAACACCAGCCATCTGAAGAGCAGAAGCAACATCAGCTGAAACAATCAGCATGTTACCTTTGCCGCGACGGGTCTGTTGACCAATCGCATTGGCATCACGTTCAATCTGGAACATAAGACCCTTGAACTTCTCAACTGACCAACGACCATTTGAGTCGGTGTCCAGATCAAAGATACCAGCATTGGTTGTATTAACCTGAGCACCCTTGACCGCAGTAACATACAGCGAACGGATAACTTCGCGGTTGATTTCAGCAAGAATTTCTGTGCTGAGAATGTTGGCGAGTTCTGTCTCGGCGTCAAGACCATGAATTGCCTTCAAGTCCTGTGCGAGTTCCATCGTGTACTCAGCTTTGAGTGCGCGAGAAACTGCCGTAACTGTGGATTTCTCAATCGAGAAGGCCATTTCGGCGAAAGCATTGGTAGAACTGTCACCAAGAGCTTCTGCCTGAGCCGTTGTCATACCTGTTGCACTTGTGTATGCAGTAGCAGGATCGTCATTAAGAACTGCTGGGTTAGTCTCAGTAGCAGCAACGTCACCACCGCCGATTGTTCCGGCATTGTTCTGATTAGAACGACCAGTACCGCCTGGGAAAGACTCATCAGCGAGAGCCTCAGCACCATCCTGTGATAGAAGTGAGGAACGCATGGCAAAGATTAGACCAGTTGGTCCTGTCATTGGCTGCACACCGCAAACGTCATAAGCGATCAGGTTAGGCATTGCACGACGAACTAGGGAGATCAAAATTGGGTCCCATGTATCCATCTGTCC